GGTGGTCCTGGTACAACTGGAACGGCACAAAGAGCAGTTGAATTGAGCGTATTCAAATGAGATATATCCTAGTAGGTTTATTCCTGCTAGGGTTTTCTTCATCAGCTGCCCTAGCAGAATCTGTAGTGCCTAATTTTAGTAGAGGTACAATCACTGCAGAAACAAAATCTCGTACAGAAATTGTAGAGACAATTAAACAAATAGAATATACCACTGGAACATCTTATACGGTGAGTGGCACGAATATTAATATTCCTGGCACTCCTGCTCCTGGTGCTAATTATAGCATTATGACTCAAGGTGCTCCGTTCCAGTTCAGTGAGACAATTCTCGGCACTGGAGTGGCAAAAGAGACATGGATAGAAAGAAAAACTACACAAGATTCTACAACAACCTCTACATCTGTCTTTACGCAATAGTATTGACTGGCAGTGCTATAGCTCAACAAGCACCTTCTAATACCAATATCGCAGGACCTTCTGCATCTGCTACTGGTAATGTAACCAACCAGGCAGTTCAGGTGCTTCAAGGTCCTTATTCAACCAATAGTTATGGTGGTGGTGTTGCCTGTCAAGGTCCTACAATGAGCATAGCACCTTTTGCATTAGGCAATACAAATTACAGTCAAGACCCAGAAGCATTTCAAACTTATAATGGAAACTTTGGAGTTTCAATGGGATTTAATTTTCCTTTGGATGGTTCACTACAAGAAATTTGTAAGGAAAGAGCAAAGGTAGAAATCAAAAGACAAAATGCTGAAGCAGATAAAGCAAGACTGGACTTTGAATTAGTTAGATTACTCAAATGCGGTGAGGCACTTAAGTCAGGAATTAGTTTCAGTCCCTTATCGCCATATGCAAAAGTGTGTGAGGATGTTATTGTTAGATACCCAAATCCAATAAATACAACGTTACCTATACAACAGGGCAATGGCAAAGTCGGCAAATAAAGGTAAGAAAGGTTCTGCTGGAGGCAAGACCTCTAAGCAAAATCAGGGCAATGCCACTGCCAAGAAAGCAAAGAACGGTGGAAAGAAAAAATGAGGTTTTATGGCAAGAGAGTGGAACACTCCCAAGCGTGAATGTTGGAACAAACCCATTCACCAAATTCTTAAAGCCATAGATAATCACACCCGCCTTTATTTGGAGACTGGTGACTTTTGGCACGAGGAACAGGCACAGATATTAAGAAAGTATGTTAAAGATTTAAAAGTTTTTATACATAAAGAAGAAAGAGGAGATTACAATGAATAAAATAGCATTAGTTCTTTCGACATTAAGTTTATTTCTGAGTGGTGCTCTTTGTGTGGGTGCTTACATTACTTACAAGAAAGCAGAACAGGTTTTAAATAATCCAGAGAAGTATATCAATCAAGTGGTGGATAAGGTTGTTGATAGAGTTGTTGAAGAACAGGTAAATAAAGCATTCGAAAAATTACCTATTCCCAAACTAAATACTGGGATGTTTAAGTTACCTTTCTGATGTCATTAAAAGATCCCTACATCTATCGTATCAAACAAATCACAAGAGTAATCGATGGCGACACTATTGATGCTGACATTGATTTGGGTTTTGATATCTCCCTTACTAAGCGAATTCGTCTTGCTGGTGTCGATACCCCAGAGAGCAGAACAGCTGATGCGAATGAAAAGAAATATGGTCTCGAATCTAAAGAATGGCTTAAACATCAATTAGAAGGTGCGGTAGATATTATTATCAAGACAGAATTACCCGATAGCACGGAGAAATATGGACGTATTCTTGGCCATCTGTTTGTGGGCAGCGATCACTTACACTCTCTCAATGAGAAAATGATTGTTGAAGGGTATGCTTGGACTTATGATGGTGGGACCAAGAAGAAAAACTTTCCTGAACTTGATGCGAAGCGTAAGAAGTAATCACTTATCATGAAACTTTTTATATTGTTCTAACTTCTGCTTCTTCTGTTCTTTTTTGAGTATCTTATTAAGTTTCTTTTGATGTTCAAAAGCAAAAAAATCTTGAACTTCATAATCAGTCAAATCTTTATTCAAAAGTTTTTTACTGCGGATCCAAAATTGGTTTGCTATTGGTTTAAAGAACTTTAATAGAAACTCTACTGCCGACTTACCTAGAAGTGCCGCTGCTGTTGCTGCCATTGCAGTAGTACCTGCCAGTGCCACTTCTTTGTTTGTGGGTACTGGAACTGCTCCCAAAATAGGAACATGTATCTCTGCTGATATAGGTTTCTCTGTGTTTGATTGAGTGCCCGTAGTATCTGCGGATGGTTCGGATTTGTTTTGTTGTGGTTGAACAGCATTAATTGCTGGTATTATTCTTGGCGGTGAATCAGATAGTTTTCTTTCTTTTTCCTTTTCTTCTTTCTCCTGCGACTGCTGTTTTTCGTTATTTGATTTTACGGCAGCATCATATTCCGCCTGTGTAGGTACATCAATCACAGGATACTTTATATTAGGTCGTGGCACATCCACTATGGGAGGTGCCAGACCATTAGTAAATGGAACCGACCCTTTAGGTGACGGGAGTTGCTCTACTATAGTCGGGGCTATCCCCTGGATCGCAGTTTGAGCAACCTGGGGTTGCTTCGGCGGCGACAGTTGGTTCGACTGGAGCGATGGGATCAATGATGAATTCGGGTTCGGGATCCCTTCTAGTGGGTTTATCGGCATCGTCGTCTTTATCTCCCTTCTTTAGGGTATCAACTCCAAAGGTTGCTGCAGCAGCAGTGAATACTGTAGCAATAAATGTAGGGTCCATCTTAGCGAGTAGACCAGCATAACTAGCGGTTAGAAGAGCGGCACTCCAACTCAAAACACTAATCCTAATAATCGTGCTCATACATTTTTCCTTTTTGTTTTCGGCCATTTGTCTTTAAGGGTTAATCGTGGGTTACTTTTTCCAAGATTCGCCTTCTGCTTTTCTTCTACGGGCAAGTCCTGCTTCTACATTAGAACCAGGATTTCTGTACAAGTAAAGCGCATCGGGAACTTCGTCCCATTCTTTATTCTTCAGTGTGCGTGTAATAGTATTGAAGTTATCGCCACCATAAAAACCAGCGCCAAGATTATAAGCAAAGGAGAGAAGTGCTCCTCTTTGTCCATCAGACATTTCATTCCAATGTGGTATTTTACGAAGTGCTGGAAGAAAGTGCTTGCGGCATTCGTCAACTAGTAATGAATCTGCCTCTGCTTGAGTGATGGTTTGTCCCATTCTAAATGGGCCACCATTCTTATCTCTGGTGCTTCCCCAGCCAATAGTGATTGGAAGATTGCCAGAAAGAGGATCTGGATATGCATTCAACCTACAGCCTTCAAACTCTTTAATGAGTTTAAGTCCAGATGCAGGAAGATCATCGCCACCAGATGCTACAGCAGGTAAAGATACTTTTTCTGCTGCAGCACTATGCTTTTTTCCTCTATAAATTTCTGCCCACTCTACATTATCCTCAAGATATTTTGCAGGTAGGTGATCTTCCATCCACTGAACACCCTTCACATGGTTGGGGTTCTTTTCATCATAATACTTGAAGAAGTTGTGTAAATCTACTTTTGCCATTGTTCTATCTCCTATCAGTTAAAAATACGACCCCAGCCATCGTTGCCACCTGGGCACCAACGATGCTTGAGAACTGCTTTTGTGTAAATGGTCTTCTTGCCATTCTCTACTGGACCAGTATAGTTATCATTTAATGAACCATAAGGATCATTAATGTAATAACCTTTGCCATCAGGAGTAGTACCGATAACTACAACCATGTGCCCGCCAGTAGGTGCAGAAAGAGAACCCCTGTGCAGAATCCCAATAACGACAGGTTTGCCAGCGGATAAACTTTTATCAATATCAGAAAAAGAAAGATTGTAACTAAAGTGTGACTTAACACCATAACCTTCAAGAACACGGGTTTGAACTTCGTGATCTGTTGAGTCACCAATTGCGAATACTTTTTGAACATAGGCATCATCGCCCTTTGCTCCTTTGAGTGTACCTGGTTTTAGAAACTCAAGACACATCGCACACGAAGAAGAGTTACAAGTTCTATGTGCGTCTCTGTAATTATCTACTTGATTGAAATAAGGAACTGCCAATACTGCTGGAGTAGGTGGCTTAGTTCTGAAAATCTGTACCCATTCAGTTTCAGAATCATCCATATATTCAGCAGGAAGGTTATCTTCTAACCACTGTACTGCTGCTACATGATCTGCGTTCTTCTCATCA